AACGGGGATTCCACTGTCAATATTGTACCCCAACCACTAAATGAATATGCCGGATTCTATACTGGTAATGATGGCAAACTCAGTTCTTCTAAAAAGATTCAGGACGGAAAATTCTATCAAGATTATTCGTATGTCATTAAGGCAGAACTGGCAATAGACAAATATAGAAAAGTAATAAAAGACCTAGTACATCCTGCCGGAATGAAGATGTTTGGCGAAGTTTCTATTCTACGAAAATCGGAACAAGATTTATTATTCCACAGTGAATCACAACGATATGAAATTCCTTTGATTGCACATTATACCCCCTATTCATTTGGAACTACTTTTGACTTGAGGGCAAATGGAAGATACGGACCAGATGGTGTGAGTGGAGGTTATTGGTTGGGTGTTACTGGTGATTTATATCCACTAGGGTATAATCCAATTGTTGCCACAGGTCCGACTGGAACTAATTTTACCGTTGGACTTCGTGGTATGACATTTGCAACAGTACCCGAAGGCGGTTATACATCTCACTATCCTGGCGATTATCCTTTAGGAACTGCTGGTGCAGGTGGTCATGAGGCGGGTTGGTCTGCTGATGCAAATCATCAATCAGGTGGCGGTGGTTCAGGAGTGACAGGCGCGCAGTATTACGGATACGGTTTCTGGGAAATCTATCATCACCCTAACGCAAGAAGTTTAACTAAAATTCCATCAGGAATTAGTTTTGGTGGTATTACATTAGAAAACTTTATAGAACTTCCTTTTGGTCAACATTTCCATTCAAATTCAGGAAATGCAGGCGACCCTTATTACGGAACACCTGATGCCAATTACAGTACACCATACGGAACAACATACGATAATATAAATGAAACATTAGGCGGATTTACTTGGTGATGTATTTTCAATCACACATAAACGGAGATATATAGTTATATGTCAAATGATGCAATTAGAAACAGATTCTCGACACACTTTGCCGAGAAATTATATTCAGAGTTTAGACATGACTCCGAAGACCAATACCTATTATTTGTAGGTAGGGTTTCTCCTTGGGGTGATGAAAATGCACCAGACGGTTCTACAGATTCAATATACCATAACAACTATGCATGGCGCAATGCAATTGCATTAAAAAGAATAGACCTCAGTGATATATCACATGTTATACCAAGATATGACTGGACATCTGGTACAGCATATACGGAATATGATGACAATACAAATCCTGAAGGCACATCATATTATGTATTGACCGATGAATTAAATGTATACAAGTGCATTTATAATAATAGTGGAGCAAACTCTACTGCAAAACCTTCTTCTACTGGTTCAGAAATTGTTACAACGGATGATGGATATAGATGGAAATTTATGTTCCGTGTAACGGACGATAGTAAAAAATTTCTCACGAAGGAATATATTCCACTTGAGCATATTAAATCTGAGCCACCAACAGGTGATGACAAAGGTTTACAGTGGAACATTCAAACCTCAACTATTGACGGCGCAATTGAAGATATTAGAGTAGGAACAACGGGTGATACCGTATATGCCAGTTCTACCCAGTCAAGTGCGTTTATAGGAGAAAAGTTTGGCGATGCAAATGATGCAGGACAGAATACCGTCATATTAAACTTCTCTGCATCCGATTCGGATGATTTCTATAATAACTATGTTCTTTATATTGACGGCGGTGCCGGTCAAGAAATTGGTCAAGTAAAACGAATAACTGATTATGTCGGTGCCGAAAGAAAAGCAATTCTTCATGAAAATTTAGATTCCAGTTTGCAACAATCAGTGTCAACCTATGTCATACGACCAGAAATTGTAATTAGTGGGAACGGAACAGGGGCAAAAGTCATCCCTACATTGCATGATAACAATACAATTAAAGACACTAAAACAATAGACGCAGGTAGTGGTTATGATTTTGCCACAGCCAGAATTACTACTACAGAATCAAGTGGGAGTTTAGACCCTACAATTAGTTTAGAAATTTCACCCAAAGGTGGTCACGGGATTAATCCACTATATGATTTTGAATCTTCAAGAATTTTAATTTCCATTAAGACAGATGGAAACGAGGGTGGATTATTTTCTGTCGCAAATGATTTTAGACAATTTGGGATTATTAAAAATCCTATTGTTGCGACTGGACCGTTTGAGGGTCAAGTCGCTGGCAAGAATTCAGTAAACTTAACAGAAATGGTAATAAAGAAACCATATAATATAAGCGCATCGGATTATGACTACTCGATAGTTGACGGTACATTTAATTCTGACAATTTTATTATGGGTAATTCATCTCACTCAACAGCAAAGATTGAATCGTGGAGAAGCGCATCAGATAGCAACAACGAAGGTGTTCTTGAAGTATCATCTATTAAGGGTGGATTTTCTGGACCAGTTCAGGATAAAAACTTAATCAGAGTTAATGTCAATACTGATTTAGGAACTGGTAATTTTACAATTGGCGAGAAAATCAAACAAACAACAGGAACAACTGGTGGAAATGCAGAAGGTAAAGTTAATTCTTGGAAATCAAATTTAAATGAATTGATTATAGAAGTAACCAAAAACTCATTCTCTGAAACTACTGGTGGAATCACAGGAGATACTTCTGGTGCAGGATACGGTCCTCCATTTTTAGATTTCGGAGTTGCAGGCGGAGAACTCATTAAACAATTTAAGAGTGGAGCGACAGGATACTTTGAATTGACAAGTATTGCAGGGAACACACAAGATTATGGCAGGATTCTTTCCATAAACGATGTTGTGAAAAATAAAAGTATCAATACAGTATATCGACAAACACATAAACTTACAATCAGTGGTTCTAGTTTAACCACGACCACATTCGAGCAAGATGCCGGTTTTACCCAACAAGATGGTGGAGCGACAACGGGAAGTCTTCGATATGCGACAGGTAATGTTGCAGAGTGGGATTATGTGTCGGGTACTACTGGTGCATTACACCTTACAAATATTGTAGGGTCATTTACTGGTGGGTCTTATATTGATTCTGGAACGGACACTATTACCAGAATAGAAATCCCAGAACTTATCATAGGTTCTGGGGAAATATTATACATACAGAATATAAAGCCCATTAAACGAAATTTAGAACAAAAAGAAGAATTTAAAATTCTTATAGGATTTTAGGAGTGTAATAGACATTTATGCCAGCATACGATTCAAAACTTTTCAACATTACTCCGTACTTTGACGACTACGATGAAACAAAGAAATTCCTCAAGGTATTGTTTCGCCCTGGTTATGCAGTACAGGCAAGAGAACTGACACAACTTCAGACAATCCTTCAAGGTCAAGTAGAACGATTCGGTAATCACATTTTTCAAGACGGCAGTAAAGTATACGGTGGGGAAATTGCGACTTCTAAGGTTCGCTATCAACGAATTAAACCATTAGACACACTTGGCGCCGATGTGCCACTCGACCAACTTATCGGATATGAAATTACTTCTGGTAGTATAAAGGCAAAAGTAATTCATGCAATAGAATCAAATGGTGGTAAAGATGACTATAAGATTATATTCTATACATTTATATCAGGTTCTGAATTTATTGAAGATGCAACCTTTATGTCCAACCACCCGTCTGCGGGTTGGAGTGGCACAATTGCCTCACAGTCTGCTTCCATTACTGATGCCACATATGCATTGGGTTCAAATGGTCTTTCTGGAGATTCAAATATAGTTTCTGTGGGTGATGGCATTTTCTATATTGACGGATACTTTGTAAAGAACGATTTACAAAAATTTACACCCTACGGATTAACTGGTGATTCTTCTTCTATTAGAGATTTTGAGAATCCTACAACCAGTGTAGGGTTTGTTATGGATAAAAACTCCATATCAGAGGGACAGGATGCAACGCTTCGTGACCCTGCGAGTGGTTCGTATAATTACAATGCTCCCGGTGCGGATAGATATTCTCTTAATCTTTCATTAGGTCAAAGTACAGAATACTCTACCAACTTTTTAGAACTTGTAAAATACGAAAGTGGACTACCCACAAAGAGATTACTGAAAAGTTCTTATGCAGAGATTGAAAAAACCCTTGCAAGAAGAACCTATGATGAATCTGGTTCATATACAGTAAAACCATTTGAGATTGACATTAGAGAACATCTAGACGATGGAACAAATCGTGGTGTATATACGGACGGCAGTTCTTCTAAACTGGCGGCTGGTCTTGAATCAGGAAAATCCTATGTTTTTGGACATGAATACGAAACACAAAAAACACATTTCCTTGATATTGACAAGGCACAAACAACTGCATTATCTGTAAATAAAGAAATTAGTACAAATGTCGGTGCATATATTGAAGGTGCATATTCACTTCAAGATTATTTTATATATCATTATGACTCTCAATTCACAGAAGGAATCGGTCATCCCATATGGAAAGAGTCTATGGGGTTTGGTGAGTATATTGAACAAGTAGTCGATGATGGATTAGAAATAAACCTTCACGGTAAAATGCCATTTTATGATAATAGTTATATAATCGAAGGTGATGAGGCTTCAGAGAAACGAAGATGGCCATTGTTTTTCGATTCACGGCAGTCAAGCACACAGCATCAAGACGATGCTATTATGACGGCGGACAACTCCTCAAACGATATGGTGAATGCCGACCTTGCTCCTATTATTGGAACTGCAAGAATTAAAATAATTATAGAGTACGGAGAAGAAACCGTTACTGATATATCAGGTTATATGTCTGAGTTATCAACACCATCAACTGTGACCACCACCGTACCCACATATCGAATTTATCTTTATGATATAAACATGAATTCGGGCAAAGGTATGGACGAAGTATGCATGATTACATACACTGATATGGAGAATATATCTTTTGACGATTTTGCGGTGAAAAGAAATTTGTCAACGAGTGCAGTCCAATATGGCAGAATTGCAGAAGAAGGTGGTCCTGAAATAGAAACAGGCGACAACAGATATAAGATTCTGTTTGTAGGTGGTACTGTAGGCGGGTGGGTAAATGATTACCAAAGAGGGAGCGATTGTAATCTTGCCACAGAACCGATTGACTCAGGAGGATTAAAAGGAAATAATAATTATGTTATTCCTATTCCAGAAGGACCGGCTGTAAAAGATGTGACCGAAATTCAATTCAGAAAGATGATTACAAAAAGTTTCACAATTACTGGCGAAACTGATGTCATTACACTTGGTGTTGGTGACCAACCAACAGGAACGACCTTTGTTGGTGAAGGAGAAAGTAACAACCAAGGGGACGGCGAAATACTTACAAGCGATTCTAAAATACATTATTCTATAATTTCAACAAAGGGCGGATTCTCTGTTCCCCTTGAACATATAACAATGGTATTAAAAGCGGGCAAAACATCATTAGAAATTAGTGGTATTGGAGTGTCGCCAAACACATATGGAACTGCTGACCCTGTATGGGAACAGTACCTAAACGGTGATGATACATATACTGTATTTGCAACGGTACAAATTAAAGATGCAGATAATTCTTCTGAAGTTGCTACAAATATTAGAACTAAAACCCTTTCAAATAAAAACTATACAAAAATTAATGCTTCTGCCGACAGAGTATTGACAGATGTCGAAGGTCAAAGTTATTTCCAACTTCCAGATGTTGACATTTGGAAAATCAACGGAGTAACAGGTGGCACTGCGGGTAATGTGGGCGGAACAGTATTAGATTTAAAATCTGATTTCATTTTTGATAATGGTCAAAGAGATGCAATGTATGATTATGGAAGATTATATATTAAACCCGACAAAGTTGCAAAATATACCGATTCAAGTGTTACTCTTGATATTTCTTATGACTATTTCCAACACTCCACCGCTGCTCTGCCATTTACAGTAAATTCATATGACGGTTTTGATTATAAAAACATTCCTTTATATACAATTGAAGACAGAGGCGAAACAGTTTCACTTGCAAATGTTCTTGACTTTAGAAGTACAAGAGCGTCAAGAGAAAATGGAACAGAGTTGGAAACCGATAAACCAATTATAAGTGGAGGTTTTCCAAAGACAGGTATTGCCGCCGGTGATGTCATCAATGAGCGACATCGTTATTATCTTCCAAGAGTAGATAAAGTTATTCTAAAGAAAGATACAAATACGGATGACCATTCATTTGAAATTCTAAAAGGTATTCCGTCATTAGACCCACAGGCGCCATCGGACAGAGAAGATGCAATGTCATTGTACATTCTTTCCGTTCCGCCTTATACTCATAATGCATCGGATGTTCGTATACAATACATTGACAATCAGAGATACAGGATGAGCGACATTGGGAAGTTGAGTCAAAGAATTTCCAATCTCGAACATTTCTCTACTCTGTCTAACCTCGAATCGCAAATTGAAGGTAAGAACATTTTAAGTTATGACGGAAATTCCATTGCATTCAAGAAAGGAATCCTTGTTGATTCATTTAGAGGAAGTGGAGTAGGTGATGTGTCTGACCCCGATTATGCATGTTCTATTGACATCGAAAAAGGACAATTACGTCCTTCGTTCCAAATACAAAACATTGATTTGGCATTGCAAACAGACCCATCCCCAGTTGGTATTGCAGAATCCACAGATGGTATAATCACACTTTCACACAGCGACCCTATTTCATTCCTTAACCAAACTGCATCGAGTGGCAAGTTAAAAGTAAACCCATTCAATCTTGTAAACTGGCTAGGAAGTGCGACAATCGACCCACCAGGAGATAATTGGTTTGATGTAAACTATAGACCTATTATTAAAATCAATACGAACGGTGAAAATGATAACTGGAAAATAGGAAACTTGGACGACCACAGTGTAGGCTGGGTCGATACAAACGATTTACAATATCTAAATGCCAAAGGATTTGGTACACAATGGAACGATTGGGAAAGTGTATGGAGTGGTATAGAAGTCACATCGAGTGACCTCTATGACGAAGAAGGTAGACAATTCATAGACCAGGCAAGAATTGCCGAAAGAGATGAAAGTGTAAGTTCACTCAAAGAAAATAACACACTAACAGTTTCAAGAAGTGCATTATTAACATCACAGAGCAAGACACGACTAGGAATTAGAGTCAGGTCATTGCCTCATAGATTACTTAAAATTGTAAATGGTAAAACAGTAGATGTTACTATTGTTCCTTTTATTCGTTCAAAAACATTGACTATTAATGCATACGGATTAAAACCGAATACGGTTGTATATCCATTCTTTGACGGAATAGATGTTTCTGCCCACTGTCAGCCAAAAGATATGACAGTAGGTGGTACAATTACAACAGATGTAAATGGTTCTGTGTTGGAATTATCTTTTATTGTTCCGGCAGGAAAGTTTACATCGGGTGAAAATATATTCCGACTAACAGACAGTTCTGCTAATGTTGTCACGAACACAGAAACAGCGTCTGATGCAATCTACCACGCAAAGGGTGTTTCAGATTTAAGAAATAGTGGCATAGTTTCTACAAGACCACCAATTGTAAGACGACAAACAGTTACGAGTGAAAACATTCCGACTGATGTATTTAACCGAACAAACAGTTTAAATTCTCAAACAAATACTTTATGGGTAGACCCACTTGCACAGACATTCTATGTCGAACCAAATGCCAACCCATCAGGATTATTCTTACACAGTGTTGATTTGTATTTTTCAAAGAAAGATTCTACACTTCCTGTAACTTTACAAATTAGACCTACGACAAACGGATACCCACATCCATCTGTCATTGCACCGTTTTCAGAAGTTGTGTTAATGCCGGATAGTGTGAATGTAGACAGTGAAAGTTCTTCGGTTGCAACTACCTTTACATTCTCGTCACCTGTTTATCTTGAATCAGGAGAATATGCTATTGTGATTTCTGCAAACAGTGATGACTATGAATTATATTCTGCGACCATCGGTGAGGATGATACGGGTACATTGAACAGAATTACAAGTTCACCCCATACCGGCTCATTGTTCCATGCACAAAATGAAAGTATTGCCGAGCCAGATTATACAACTGATTTGATGTTTAGCATTAAACGATATAACTTCTCATCAACTCAAGGAGAAGCAATCTTCAAGAATTCAACATCTGGTCCAATTGCCAGCAGAAAAGCAGACTGTGACACATTCAAAATTAATGCAGTAGAATTTATCCCTGCAACTTCTAGTATGACACATACGGCACAGTTTGCACCTTCGCTCGACTTTGCAGTGAACCTGAACGAGAATATTACAAAAGGTAGTAGTGTAACTAATAAATCTATCAATAAAGAAGATTCCAACTTTAAGGTTGTGAGTAGACTTAATTACTCTTTAAGTACAGTCAGTCCCGTAATTGATACAAAGATGTTAAATGTTACCTGTATAGAAAACTCTATCAATGAACTACAACAAGAAAGAGTAGATGATGAAAAAAGTCCGAGAGCAAGTGGACATCCGATAAGTTCGAGAGCAAGGTATATTACAAGACGAGTCACCCTTTCAGATGGAATGGCGGCTAGTGATTTGAAGGTATTCCTTTCTGTCTATAAACCTTCTGGTGCCGAAATAAAAGTATTCGTCAAGTACAGTGACGGAGAAACTGACATTAACACTTCATCATATTTGGAAATGGAAGTAAAAGATAACAGTGATAACTTTACATCATTAAATGCCTACGATTTCAAGGACATCGAGTTCTCATTGAAACAAGAAGATTATGATGTCATTGGTGGTGGGAATCTAAAGAAATTTGTGATAAAGGTCTGTATGTTCGGTAAAGATGATGAAGTACCAATTGTCAAAGATTTACGAGCAGTGGCATTGGATTAATATTATGGATGTTAGAATAAAAGACAAACCAAACCTCATAAGAGATGCCGGAAGTGGCGCAATCTTGAATACAGACATTGATGCTTTTAACCTACATAAAAGAGAAAAAGAATTAAAAGAGCAGATAATTTCTAACACAAATGAACTAAATAATATAAAAGATGATTTATGTGATATTAAGAATATGCTTAAAGAATTATTAACGGAGCGAGAATAATATATGCCTGCAACTGGACCACAATATAATACTTACCAGATTCCCGAACTGGTTCTTAGTGATACATTTAATGAGTGGTATACACTCACGAACAATGATATCATTGATAAACTAAATAGGTTGAAAGCATATACAGTAGGAACAACTGGTGATGGTATCTCTGCCGGAATTGCAGACGATGGCACATTAAATATTGAAATTGATAACACTGTCAAAAAGAATATGAACTTTGACGGTAATGTTGTTTTCAATGGTGCAGTCACCACTATCAACTCTCAACAAATTACAATCGATGATTATAATATAGTTCTTGGTGCAACTGCAAGTGGAGCGACACCAACAGGTATTAGTTCCGCCGGTGGTGGTGGACTTCTTATCAAAGTAAAAGAATCACCGACAGGTGTGACGGCATCATGGTTATATAAAGTTGTTCCTGTAGACGGAATCAACAATCTTGATGCAAACTATTTTGCAAGTTCGGAACATATTTTGGCAGAAGCAGGAAAGAGATTTCTTTCTGGCGACCAAAAGATTTTATTGGGCAATACAACAGATTCAGAAGCAATTCAAATCTCGTTTGAAAATACAGACCTTGTTTCTCCCGCAGGAGGAGTAACAGGTTCATATAAAGATATTGTTTTCAGATATGCAGGAACAAGTGCAGGAAATCTTGCAGGTTCTACTCTTGAGGCATTTCGTATTTCAGATGACGGTAGAGTAAAATTTGTTTCTGGTGTTCATCATAAACGAATTACACAAAATGCTCACGGATTAAGTTTCGGACATGTCGTATATCTTCCTACAGATGGTTCTGGATATACGGCAGGACTTGCCGCCACCAGAGAAACTTCCGAAGTAATTGGTGTTGTTTCTAATGTCATCGGTGGTAACACTTTTGATATTCAATTTGGTGGTGAAATTGTAGGCAACTTTGGTGGTGTTCTACAAACAGGAGAAGGTCCAAATTTAAATGCCGGTAGTGCATACTTCCTTTCTACCTCAGAGGTAGGAAAAATGACCGGCTCTGCACCTACTGTCGGTGGACAAATTAGAAAACCTGTCATGGTCGGACTCGATACCAATAAGGCATTGATTGTAAATTATCTTGGTGGTGAATTAGTAGACGCGGCAGAAGCGGCATCGCAGGGTGCAAGCAATCAAGTAACATTTTTACAAGAAGGACATACCTTTAAAGTTGGTGATGTCATTCGATGGGATTCTGGTACAAGTTTATATGTAAAGGCACAGTCCAATACACCACAACAAGCAGAAACTATTGGTATCATAATCGAAACACCTGCAAATAGTGATGCTGACCAATTCAAGGTTGCGACATCTGGATATATTACGGGTATTAGTGGATTACTTCAGGGTGCAGGACTAAGTGCAGGTGCAGTATATTATCTTTCTACAAACAGTGCAGGAAATACTACAGATGCAAGTCTTACACTCACTCCACCTAATACAATAGGATTCGTAGAAAAACCTATGTTCTTTGCGACAGCAGTCAACAGTGGGTTTGTCTATAATTATCGTGGTAGTGTGAACACTGGTACAGTGAACGACACAGATGTTGCACCAGAAGTATTAGGAAGAACATTTGTTCCTGTCGATGGTCCGGCGAAACATCTTGGAACCTGGTATAGAGAAGGATTTGACCGTAACCACACTGACTCTAACTCATACAGAGAACAACATAAAAACTCTGGTATTCTTATGACAGACATCGACCATCATTATGAATGGGATGGAACTGACACTGGCGCCAAAATTGGTAAAAGAATGGCTTCTGTTTTTCATCTTGCACTAGATGGTAATACTGCATCCAATCCTACAATGTTAAATAGGGAAGGACTTGCACATGTATGGGACAATAATATTCATCCCGCACCATATTCACTCACTTCCTTCCCTAATGCCAGTGGTTATGCAATAGCATCAGGTATGGATGAATATAATACACACAGATGGAGAGATGCAAGAGATGAGAGTGATTGGGTAGGCGACTCGGTGCCTATTGTGAGTGACCAGTTAAACATGCTGAATGCGGGTAATAGGTTTACCAATATTGATTATGATTTTCACAGACTCACCATTCCTTCTAATGCTACTCATGCATTAATTAGAGTATTTACTAATGTCAATACCGATTTGAATTCGTGGACTGCTACATATGCGGCCAAATATGATAAAGAATTAATAGAAGGGGATGGTTCAGGATGGATTACGAAAGGAAATCTTGTTAATCGTCTTGACCCAAGCGCTGTAACCAATGAAGAAGAACAAGCGGTTTCAATGGTAGTTCAAATAGACCCTGATGCAGAAGGTTCACATCTTATGTTCGCTGTTGTCAGTAACTGGCAAGGACTTAAAGAAAATGGCACCTCGGATGCGGATTTTAAAGGTGTCTATTCAGAATTTCTTTTAGCAACAATAGAAGGATTCTATGTCCAAGACCCGACTGTACTTCTTCCCAAACCATTTGGTTCATATAGAAACTCAATAATCAATGGTAACTTTGATATATGGCAAAGAGGAAACACATTTGGGGACAGTACCAGTACTGGCACACTTACAAATTCACTTGCGAAATTAAAGGAAGTAAGGGACCATCCTTGGGTTTCTTCGATTGGACAAAGAGGTGGGGCACAAGCGAATGGGCAGGTCATCAAGGACCAGGCAATTACAGCAGACAGATGGAGAATTAAAAATAGAGCGAGCGACACTTATTATATCAAACGACAAGAATTCGACTGGTCGGATTCATCCAGTGTTCTTCCGTCAGGCGCCGCCCCGGCAAAGTATTATATTGAACAGTCTGTAGAAGAAACTAGTGATAATAATCAAGGATTGTCACAAAGAATAGAAGACATTACATCACTGAACGATGAACAGGTTACTTTATCTTTCTATTACAAACGAGTAGACCCTGATGCCGCAGGTGCCATTGCCGGTTCAAATGTGACCAAATTAAAAACAAAACTTAAAGCATTTGTGGACGGAACTGGTTCACATCTCGCAACTACTGACCGTACCAGTGAAGCAGACGGTGGTCCGTGGAGTGCAACTGCGATGGAATTCGACATACCTTCATTGGAGCAGACAGGAGTTACAGTAAATCTAAATGACACATGGACAAAATATACACATACATTTTCTATTCCTTCAATCGTAGGGAAAGTTAGTGATGGTGGCACCGGCATTGTGGCAGGAAAAGGATTCTGGGAAATGTTAATTCAACCTTCTCAGAATGATGGCACTTCATGGAAGGGTTCTGTTCATATTGCACAGGTTCAATTAGAAAAAGGTAGAAGGGCTACACAGTTCGACCAACTTCCACCAGAAACAGTTCTTCAACGATGTCAAAGGTATTATCAGAAGTCACTCGATATGGATATTGTGCCTGGTTCTTCATATTTTGATATAAAGGCAAATCATCTTCATGGTGGATTACCAGATGATGCGGCGCTTGATAGTTCGAGTGGAACAGTGATGGGATATAACGATGCCCAGGCACATTTCCATATGCCTGGAACAGTAGCACAAACACACCATGACAGTTCTATTGGTTCTGGTTTTTATTATAGAAGTATAATGAGAAATACACCCGAAGTTCTAATATATAATCCATACACTGGCACCAGAGGTAAACTACACAGTAACGATGACCTTGGCAATGGTAATTCAGGAGAACTGAATGTTTTGTGGATTGAAGGAATTGCACGAAGTAGTGTTGGTGTTGTTGCCTCACCAACTACGCAGACTCCGCCATCAGTAGTTACATATTATTGGACAGCAGATGCAGAGATATAAAAAATATGAGATATAAATACATTCGGAGAAATAAATAAATGGGATTTAGTGCATTCAAACTAGTGGCAACAGGTGCAGACGGTAAATCAATCCGTAATACGCACAACCAAGATAACCATCCTTTCAAGGCAGGACAGGTTGTTCGATACATCATAGGGGATGGTGGAGGGTGGACAGCCGCTTCTGCATCAGATTCTATTAAAGCAGAAGCAACAGGTATCATCGAAGAAGTTGTCAGTGGTTCTGAATTTGTGGTAGTATACCAAGGTGAAATTAATACGGCAAACTTTGCAAATGGTTACGGAGTAACAGGTGGTGGCAGCGATGATGATGTATGGTTCTTGAGTGCAGGAGCATCGGCAGGTAGACTAGAAAATGTTGCACCTACCGAAGGCGGCAATGTAATTAAACCCATGTTGATTAAACAGAGTGGTGCAGTCGGTCTTGTGACAGGATACATTGGCACAGTCATTGGTGGTAAAAATACAGTCAGTATGGACCAACTAAATCCTGTAGGAACAATTCTTCCATATGCAGGTGTCGCCACAGATATTCCTACACAATGGGCATTATGTGACGGACGACCACTTCTTGTAAGTGAATTTGGTGACTACTATAATCGAGTGGCACATCGTTACGGTTTCTATCAGACATTAAGTTTTTCTGATGATGTGAGTATTGTAGATTTGACAGACTATCTTACAACAGGAACAATAGAATTTGAACAAGTATGGAGTGGAGGAACAACAGTAAAAGGTAATGTACTTTCTTGGGATAATGACACAAAGAAGGCATCCGTTGATATTGAATACTTGGATGCAAACGAAATTCCTAACGGTAAAAGTTTCGACAAAGATAAATCTGTAGTAGTGACACATACTATACCAGGTAATGACCCAGTTCTCGTTGGAACTTTCAATAATGTCACAAATGCAACAGTGTCCCATGTAAAAACTCCCGACCTACAGGGTCGAATTCCAATGGGTGTAGGTAATTATAATCCTACAAACAGTGACTATGTTCTTGGACAAAGGGGTGGTCTTGATGAACTTATTCTTACCGAAGCAAATGTAAACTCTACTGATGTACAAGTAGGAACTGGTGCAGGTGGTGGAGGGGTTTCAAGTAGAGTCGCACAATGGCAGAACGGAAAAATAAAATGGGCTGGAAATGGTAATGAGAGTGGTGGTGGTGGTTCTTCAAGTTACTTTGGATATCCGCTTGCCATACCCGACAGCATTTATGTACACGGAGAGATGGGTGAAGAATTAACCGCCGCAGGACTTGTGGGCAAAGTAACACATCTTCTTATCAGTATAAGATACACCACAGCCGACCACGCGCATGCCTATTGGTATCATTATAATTCAGACGGTGAAGAAGTAGTCACTATGGTTCACGAAGACCAGCCTGTCGCACAGGGTACGCATCATGCCATTGTTCCTGTTGGTCCAGATGGAAAAGTTTGGCAAGCTTTTTCGGGTTCAACCAACTCTTACACGCGTGTTCTTGGTTATGTTTATGATAAAGAACAAGAACCAGGAACAACTACAACAATATCAGAAGGTGACGGTGGTTCAGAAGCATTCAGTAATATACAACCATTCCTTGCAAGCAACTATATCATCAGAACAAAATCAGAAGCCGCTGTTTCTATCATAGACAAAATTGATATTCCTGATAATGGTCTATCTGACCACAATACACCTACACCACAACGAGGTGACATACTTGCATACTATCATGATGGTGTCGCAGGTAGTTCGGGTGAATATAAAAACTTCAAACTGTTCGATGGCATCACTGCCGATGGAACGGACGAAGACTTTGTACGCATCAATATGGAAACAAACCGAGTAGGAATCGGAACAGTAACTCCCGGTGCAACTCTTGATGTTGTGGGTGATGTTAAAGTTAGTGAAAAGATTACTGCAAGTGGCGGAATTACTGTAGGAAACTTTGTAACAGGTAATGTTATGCCTATGCCTACTAATAAAGCAGGAGATGTTGGATATTCGCAACCGTTGATTTGTCATACTACCACGTCGAACCGTTCATCTTTACCTGGTGGAGATAATGGCGCAACTTATTTTGTTCATTTGATAGGAACTGACCGGCCAGGTGGTGCTTCTCGCACATCTCAACATCCTATTATGTTAGACAGGGTGTTCACTGTTCCTGCAAATCAATATTTGCGTTTCAAGTGCGATAATATCCCATATGGGAAATGGGCAGGCGTAAATTCTTGGAAAGGAATAATGATTTCTATATCTACGGACACCACTGCCACAGATGGTACTTGGTATTACTTCGATTCTCTAACTTCTATTGGGCAAGATAATTGTATTCCTAGAAATCAAGATGGGGAAAAATGGAATGACATTGGCACCTTCGATGACTACCCAGCGCCTGGTGATACGGATGGTGGTTTTGTGTATGATACTAACGGTACACAGACAAATGTATTAACAGGATATGCAACAAGAATTGGATAATGATAACAAAGGAAACAATAAACTATGCCTAGTGCAATAAATCTAGCAGGTCCACTGGGACCAGAACAGTTTAGAAATAAACTTATCAACGGTGACTTTACCTTCTGGCAAAGAGGCACATCCGATACTCAAGGTCCGGCGTCTGCTGGAGCCGCAGTGAGTTCATTTGGTCTGACTTTTGTCAGTGATAGGTGGTTTTCTAATTCTAATGTTGCGAATGGATTTGCAGGTGGTACTGCAAGTGTTCCTAGAGTAAGATTCGACAGACAGGGATTTACTATGGGACAGCCATCTCTTTCAGATGTAGGCGGAAGTCAATACTTCATGAGGACTACAATTGGAGCGGCGGATGGAACAGGTGTCGTTGGAGTTCTTGGTGGTTCTATGGATATCGGTAACGCATATCTTCAAGTCGGACAACATATAGAAGCAAATGATTTAGGAGAATGGAGTGGAAAGACAGTTTGGTTATCCTTCCTTGCAAAATCTTTTGGTAATATTACTCATCCTACAATTGGATGTAGAATAGGAATTCGACCAGACCATAACGATACACTTACAGGTGAAGATGTCTGGCCGGATTCTATGACAGGTGTGACAGCGGCAATAACAAGTGATGGTAATAATGGATTTAACCGCAGTAGTAATATACCAGGAGATAACATTAACCTGACTCCAGTGTGGCAAAAGTTTAAAAGAAAATTTATTCTTCCTGAGTTTACATCAGGAGTAACACAAGGCACAGATGGTGTATCGAGTGTCAGTCCATTCTTCACATTGGCGTGTGGTCCTTCTGGACCTGGCGAGTATATTTCAAAATCACAGGTGACAGATTATCTTGGATTGACTTCTGGTTTCACTGGTGCATTCGATGTCGCACAAGTACAACTTGAAATTGGAAATGATGTTTCTCCGTTCGAGAAACGACATCCGCAAGTAGAGTTGGCAATGTGTCAGAGGTATTATTGGAATGATGCCGATATGAGATTTTATATAGATGGTCAACACTATTCCCATAATCATGTGGGAACAGCGTTCTATCCTGTTACTATGA